CTACCATAATGTCGGGATTAACAATCTTAACTAGACCCCATTCTTCTAGGAGTTTAGCGATTGCATTTCGCCTTTCAATATCGTTATCTATGATGCTAGATGGTTTTCCGTCTAGTGCGAATAGTTCTTTGAAGTGGACAATATAATACTGTCCGCGTTTATGTAAGATGTGGCAAGACTGGTATAGAACCCGCTCTTTACGTGAGGATACACCAATTCTGGTTAACGTTTCCCTCACTTTTAAAAAGTCATCGTGTTCGTTTAGCGTTACCTCAACAAAGGTTGATAAGTCGGCCATTTCATTTCCTTAATCCACCGATATCGGCTTTTTCTTTTAATTCTTGGATTTGTTCATCGCTAAGTAGGCGCAAGGCTTCACGGGCTTTAGAATCGGATAGACCGAAGTATGTCTTTACACATGCTATATCTTCACTTTTTTCAGCCTTAACCCACTTATTGAAAGGTCTTTTCTTGGACCTAACTATATTTAGTAAATAGTCACTTTGCAGTTTCTTGTCTAAGATAGCCCTACGATTCATTTCATTAGCATACATGATACAATCCTTGTGATAGGAAAGCGCACGATTCACCAGAAACGGCTCATATGATTTCTCAGTCGCATCATCTACAATCAATTGCTTTTTACCCTGCAGGATTTGATTTACATGGTCGAATGGATTCATGTTAGCATCCTGAACAAACCAATCATATCAATGGTAGTCAACAATAGGTAGTTAGCCAGCATGCCAAAAGATTTCCTAGTATAAGCAGCCCAAGCATAGATAGCGCAGCCAATAATCCACACAGGATAAAGAGCAAGAAGGGGTGGATATGGAACCGTGAGAGCCATTGTAATCGAGCACCCAATACTAATAGCCCAGGCAAGCAACTCAGCAACAAAACGAATACGATTAGAACGGTAGTCATCTTTGATCCAATCAAATGTGGGCTTAAATAAATCTAATATCATAGATTTTCCGATTCAAGTTTAACATCATGGTGGTGTTTTAGTTTCAAGTATGCATTGAAAACAGACTTAGGCACGATGCCGTCTCCATACTGGTATGTAATCTGCTCAATCGCTTTAACTAATTCCCGAGAATATTTAATCTCAGTGGCTGTTCCAATTGGATGTACTTCAAAATCACTCATACAAACTCCACGCTTACCATAAGTTCAGTCAAACAAGCAACGGTGTTAATCTCAGCATCAGCAACGAATGCTTGCTTGTATTGATAGTCGGCTAGAATAATAACCGCTTGAGGTATGCTTTGTGGTTGCAATACTTCATAAAGACTATCATACAGTTTGCGATACAATGTTGCGGCATCAAAATCAGCAGTAGCAACCCATTTACGAATTGCACCAAAGTCTTTGTTCTTCAAGTGCTTGGTGATTTCTGCAATTGATATATCACCAATCTGTGCGAGAATACCAACATCAATCTTACCAAACTGTGAGTAGCGTTGCAACTCATTCAAGATGCGCCGAAAGTCTGGAAAGTGTTTCTTGACTAATTCAGCAATTACCTTGTCTTCATACTCAACATTTTCACTTTGCAAAATTGACTGAATGCGCTTGAAAAACTGACCAGCCATCTTTGTCTTTTCATCATTCTTTAATGTAAAGTCAACAACTGCACACCGACTATGTAGTGGGTCAATGATACGATTTTTGAAATTACATGTAAAGATGAAAGAACAGTTAGATGCAAATTCTTCCATTGCATTACGCAAAGCTGGCTGGGTTGAGTTTGGATTTAGATAGTCAGCTTCATCAATGATGATAACTTTACGACCGCCAGTGAACGACATTGACGATGCAAAGTCTTTAATCTTGGTACGAAAAACATCAATGCCCGATTCATCTGAACCATTAATCATAATGTAGTCAGCACCAATCTGATTACACATTGCTTTCGCAACAGTAGTCTTTCCTACACCTGCACCGCCAGACAGCAACAGGTGTGGAATCTTTTCTGAATTTACATATTCTTGAAACGGCGTCTTCAAGCGTTCCGGTAGAATACACTCCTCAATAGTCTTGGGGCGGTGTGCTTCCGTCCACAATAAATGTTGCATAAAAACTCCATAATAAAAAATTCAAAAAAATCAACCTTCGCTGGTCGAGCCAAGTTCAGTAGCAACCCAATATTGCAATGGCTTTGTGGTGTTCTTAAAGTGTGCGATACCTTTAAAAGAAATAGAAACTTCATACTCACCTGGGATCATTTTCATGTTCTCAGTTTTGAAAAGCATCTTGTATTTCTTTCCATTGCCAGGAGCAACTTCAAGTTGATTAGTGTGTGTGGATGTGTTTTTGTCATCAAGTGCAGCCACAGAAACTTTGTCGCCATCTGATGTTACTGCAATGTGTGGTGTACCAAGAACGGATGAGGAACGCAAAATAAATTCTAGATCCGCTTGCTTAAGGGTGAATGTTACTTCTGCATCTGGCATTTTAACAGATTTATCGGATGCATTCTTAATCATAGTAGCATCACAAATTCGATATGTGATTTTACTACGACCAGTATTGTCATTGATAACAGCCGATTTAGTTGCGGTATCAATTTGAAGTTGCGAATTATCCTGATGCAATCCTAGGACTGCGAGGAATTTGTTCAAGTCATAGATACCAAAATCTTCATCAATCGTTTCGGTGATTGTGGTTTCAGCCAATACTTGTTTCTGTGCGTCACAAGTACGCAATACATTACCCTTTCGGAACATAATTCCATCGTTGATAGATGCAAAGTTTTTTAATACCGTTAGTGTGTCTTTAGACAGTTTCATTTTGTTTACCTTTGTTCAAAAAAATTTCGTCATCGCCAGTATACTCTTTTTCATCAAGATTGTCAATCAATTCTTGCATACTGGAAATAGTTTTTGGCTGTATGTAGGAAGAATTTTGCCCAAACACAACCATTTTGTTTAAGTCATGCAAAGAAGAAATGGCTGGCAAAGCGCCATACAATTTCACTTTGATATTGTTGCTCGATGCGCCACCAAAATATGCTTGCGAAAGTGCCTTCATTTGAAAGTCCCATTTGCTAGAGAATTCTTCCAGTCGGTTGATATAGCAATGTGTGATATCACTGCCAGTCAAAATTCCGGTGTGTACAACAACACGGATTTCTTTTCCTGGATATTCAATTGCTAAGTGGCTTGCAGTTGATACTGCTTTGTAAACGTATTCCGAAGAAATGACATAGTAAAGAACATCTTTTTCTTTCGTTGTCTGAAAGACAACTTGCTTTTTAGGAATGTTATAGAAACCGTGGCGACCCATCCAACGTTTAACATCGAAGGTTTTGTTCCATGCAAGAATAGTTCCGTAAACTTTATCTTCAAATTGATTGTAGATTCGATAGGCTAATGTTTCACGTTTAGCTTTAGAGAAACAACCTTTGCCAGCGCATTGATTGATACGGGCTGCAATTTCCAAAATGTCGTGTTTGATCCAACCCATTTGAATTGCATAAACACATTCATTGAATACATCTTCAAGGCTCAAATCGCCAGCCGGGTCGTGATTAGAGTTTGCTCGGAGACCAAAAACGGAAGCATCCGATTCGGTGTCAACGCTATACACATCAACAATCAAATTTTGAAAACCCAAATCTGAAAGAATACCTTTACGTGTTCGCCCGTTCAAAGGAACAAGTCGACCATCAGGCAACAAACGAACTGCAACAGGAGGATGCTTTAGTTTAAATCCATATTCAACGATATCTTGTTTGATTTCTTTGTACTTTGGATTACCACCACCTTTTCTTGCCATTTGAGTATTTTCAAACTCGGATTCCCAAGAAACATCCTTCATATCAACCAGCAGTCTGGAAACATATTTCGCAGTCTTTGGCAATTCTTCACCATAAAATTCTGGGAAGGCTTCTTTAATAACTAGTTTTTTAGAAACATTCAGATGCTGTTCCGTAAATTTTTTAGTTGTCAAAACATCAACACTAATTTCGTTGCTCATAATATAATTACCTCATCAAGTTAAGTTACATGTATCATATCATGGATACATGTGCAAGTCAATCAATTCTGTTGTTTATTCCCCACTATCCAAAGAATATTTAACATCATGTTCATATAGGAATGATAAGCAACACATAGCATGGGCTAGGTGATGTATACCTGATTCTGGGTCTAGTTTCTCACCCATTTTCCATGCCCATAGATGGCGTTCCAGTGCATCAAAGTATCTGCGTTTGGAATCGGGAACTCTTTTCCAGTTATCTCTCTCATATTTCTGAGCACCGAAAGTGAGAACCCGTACCATTTCTTGTTGAGCAAGAGGCGGAATCAAACCATATTCTAGTTTGTTTCCGTCAAACTTACGACCGCCTGTAGTTGCAGTCTGTGATGCTTTGATATCATCAGGTTTTGGCGGCAACCAAGTTGTCATTATAGTTTTCCTGTCAATTCAGCAATCTTAGATAGGTTACCCGTGAAAGGATATGTACCGATATGTTGTGTCTTCATCCATGGGCACAAGAAGATAGAACCTCCAGTTTTACGCCATAGTTGACAAAACATATAGTCTTCACTTAGGTATCTTTCAGAACCACCACCTGTTGCGCTATCAAGTGTGTCAATCACGGTATCAAAATACGCATGAATGTACCTTGAACCATCAAAATGTGCTTGCCCAACGTGGTCAGGTTTGTAACGCAATTGAGGATATTTTTCTTCCAAGATTGGAAATACTTCTCGCTTGACCATCATGTAGCCAGTACCAATCTCCAAAACTTCTAGAGGTTCAGTCACGGAGAATTGTTGAGTGCCTTTAACAACGTTAAACACATAATCGCCAACAAGATTTTCCAACTCTTGAGGTGCTAAGTCTGGATGTTTACGTGCGGCCAGTGCGATGTTGTTCCAGTTGATAGCCTTCTTGGGATAAGGACCACCAATAACATCTTTATCAAGTGCTAGAAGTGCGACTACATCTTGTGGATTATAGTGAACATCAGAATCAATAAACAATAGATGGGTACAATCGGAGCGGAGAAATTCATCTACCAAATAATTTCTAGCCCGTGTGATTAATGATTCATTGAACAAAAACGAAAATCGTGTTTCAACTCCATATTTGGACATGAGTGCTTGTAAGTCAAGACTAGCCTTAACATACATGCCGTGTGCCATGCCACCATACATTGGTGTCGCAACAAACAATTTATGCTTCTTCAAGTCTTCAATTTTAACTTTTATTTCCATAATTTATCCATAAAAAAAAGAGGATGCGATACAAGTATATATCACATCCTTCTTAGCATTAGCCTAGAAATCAGGCGAAAGTGCTAACGCCCTTTGCACGTAGGGCTTTGATGCCTTCTGCAACCATGCGCTTGGTTGGCTGACCAAGGCGGTAGAAGGAGATTTTACGACCATTAGCAAGAGTTTTGCTGTTGGTGTAAATTGCATGGCCATCTTCACGCAATTCGTTGATACGTGCGGCCACGTTAGTAATGCCGAAACGTGCCCGTGCCTGGGCAGTGGTGAAGGTATTGTAACCATCAGTCTTGCTCAAAGCGGCAAGCATTTTTTCTTTAGTAGTCATTTTAGACATAATAAACTCCATAATAAAACCACACTTTGGAAATACACTTGAGAGGTGGTCGTTCTCAAGATTCATCATTATAACAAAACGCCAAGAGTAAGTCAATACTCTTGGCGGCAAATATATCAATTAAAATGGTACTTCTTCACTATATGAAGGCACATCCACTGTAACAGGATCTTCTTCTTTGGCTGGTGCATCAAGTTTGGTGTACAAATCAAGGAAAGACATTTTGGTATCGGTGTCAAAACGATTCAAGCACAATGATACCGCTTTCATTCGGTCACCATGCACACCATATGTTTTGCAAATATGTACCAGACGGCGAGTGGAGATAATTTCATCAACACCACCTTCGGAGAATGTTTTGCGAATTACATCAGCCCAAGTAACAAGTTTCTCGGCAAATTCATCATCGGTACGACCAGCGGAGGTCAATTCTTTTTTGATGATTTTACGTTCAACTGCAACAGGAGGATACTCTTGTTCGTATGTATTCAAGAAACGTTCCAAGAAGGCTTCGTTCAATACGTTGGTGAACATGTAACGACCATCTTCTGAGCCTTTGCCTTTTGTATTTGCAGTGGCAACAATCGTAAAGCCTTCGGCTGGGTAAACAACTTCACCTTTTTTCTTCAACATAAAAGGCTTACCTTCTAGTACCCGTTGCAAGCAGGACAAGTTTTGTGCGCCGTAATCAATTTCATCAATACACAAAACGGCACCTTGTCGTGCGGCTGTAGTAACAGGACCATCACGCCA